GCTATTTTTTTTCATATACCCAAAACTGCTGGAACTTATGTAGAATTTATTCTAGAGGAACATTATGATTTCAAACGTATAAGTATAACATTGCTTTCTTATGAAACATTTCATATAATTTTAAATGAAGAGTCACCTGAATGGAAAAGTTATTTTAAATTTACATTTATAAGAAACCCTTATGATCGTGCGATTTCCAGCTATGAGTATATTGTACAAAAATACAATGATACTAGAATACCCAAAACCATAAAAACTGATAATGTTTCATTCCAAGAATTTTATTGTAACTATGAAAAATATAACACAAATATTTTTATGAAAAACCATGCATTTATATCACAATACGACTGTTCTAAAGATATTCAAATGGATTATTATGCAAAATTTGAAAATTTACATGAAGAAATAAATTTTATTTTACAAAAGATAAAGGTGACTGATTGTACACAACATTTGTATTTAGTAAACTATAAACTAAATAGTACTATAAAAAAAAATATAATTTACTATGATGATAAGACATTGAAAACCATTAATGATCTATTTAAAAATGATTTTTTACATTTAGGATTCAAAGAAATAAACAATGTAGATGAATTAAATATTTTAAAGTAATTTTATTCTAATAATATATAAAATGGGTTCAGCATCTTCTACACCTTCTTGTAATTGTAATGCTGACACTAATGAAGGAGGAACGACTCATAATTGTGGGGGGTATTCAAATGAAAATGGTCAGTGCGACCAGGGTTGTCAAGGTAATACTTGTGGCGCAATTGGTGCAACATTAAATGTAGACTCAACGCTTGCAATTTTTGCAAAAAACGATTGTTCCAATTGCAATGAAATTAAACCTATATTGCCTTTATTATATACTTATTTCCCTTCTATAGAAAATCCTCTGATAACGCTTGTAAGGGATAGCAATCAATATATCGTTTATAATGATAACATTCATTATTTATTTGATGATATAACGCCAGAAGAAATCCTTATATTAAGACATAATATGAAAAAATGGAATAAGTTTAATTATGAATCAAGGTTATTACAATTTACAGTTGTTAGAACAATTATGAATAGTGTAAATAGTAATATATACACAAAAATTCAGGAGGTAATGAAGAAAATTGATTATTCTACTTTTGTAACAGTGGATAATGATCACAGTAAATTTATGCTTAATCGTTATTTAACAAACATAATTACTCGTCTTTTAGCTCTTAGTATTTATAGCGATGAATTAAATTATTTAAGTTTTGATCAATTGTACAATGTATTATCTCAATACCTTTTTTTTATATTTGCGAAATTTGATAATGTATTGATCAGTCGTTGTTCATTTGAGTTGTTGAGGCAATATGGATATGTTAAACCAACATAAATATATACATGAGTTGGATTGGTGTGAAAATGGGCGGTTCACTTCGTAGTAAATGAGAAAAGGTGTATAATTCGGACGTGTAAGTGAAATTATATAAACTCCATGGAATTAGTAAAAATCAACATAAAAACAATAGTTATATACATATAAAATGGAAAATTTAAATATGAATAATATATTGAATAGAGAACATATTGTAACTGAAATACAAGATATATTATGTAAGTTTGAAACAAATAAACATGATTTAATGACTAAAAAAGGAATTTATGTCTACGGCGAACCTGGATCCGGTAAAACTACTTTTGTAGTTGAGTTATTAAAACGTATAGGATATGATGTTATTAAATATGATGCAGGAGATATACGGAATAAATCAATCATAGAAACTATTACAAAACATAATATGTCTGATAAAAATGTTATAAGCATGTTCCATAAAAAAGTTAAACAGCTGGCGATTGTCATGGATGAAATTGACGGAATGAATAATGGAGATAAAGGAGGGATTAATTCTTTAATAAAAATTATACGGCCAAAAAAGACAAAAAAACAGAAATTAGAAGATATTACATTAATACCCATTATATGTATTGGTAATTACCATATTGATAAAAAAATAAAAGAATTAATGAAAGTTTGTCATGTAATAGAATTAAAAACACCGTCAAACATACAAACAAAACAAATTGTTCAATTAATAATCCCAAACGTAAGTAATGATATACAAGAAAAAATTATTCAATTTGTTCAATGCGACTTAAGAAAATTAAAAATAATTTATGAATTATATAATAATAATGACGATATAAGTATAGATTTTATGAATAACATTTTTCAAATGAAATCGTGCAATGAAGACACTAGAAAAATAACACAAAAATTAATCAACTCTCCTTTTTGTATGAATGATCATTTAAATATTATGAATGAAACTGATAGAACTATAGTAGGATTATTATGGCATGAAAATATAATTGATGTTTTAAGTAAATTAAAAAAAGAAGAGGCAATCCCAGCTTATTTAAATATTTTGAATAATATTTGCTTTGCCGATTATATTGACAGAGTTACTTTTCAAAAACAAATATGGCAATTCAACGAAATGAGTTCTTTAATTAAAACATTTCAGAATAATAAGTTGTTACACGATACTTTTAAAAAAAAACCAAAATATAATCCTACAGAAGTTCGTTTTACAAAAGTATTAACAAAGTATTCAACAGAATATAACAATTCTATTTTTATACAAAATCTCTGTCAACAATTAGGCATGGATAAATCTGATTTATTTACATTTTTTTTAGATTTAAAAAATAAGAATGATACCCAAATAATGTCTTTGTTTGAAAACTACGAAATCACAAAATTAGATATTCAACGTATGTTTCGTTATTTGGAAAAATACACTAATGAAAGCGCAGATGCTTTTTTAGATGATGAATCTATATATTCAAATGAGAGTTAGCTATAATATTTCCATATTATAATGAAATATTATATCTAAATATTATATAATGAGTAAAAAAGCAAATAGTATTGCAAACCAAGAACCTTTACGCGTAATAAACAGGATTCCGTATAATCCTTTGATACATACCCCGCCTACAGGTTTAGAAAAACACATTATTCTAGAACCTACTATTTATCCAACTAGAACTAATGTACGCCAGCACCTCCTTTCGGAATTTAAACCAGGACCGGATATGAAAACAAATGAAGAATATGGACAATTTGTAGAATTAGGAGGAAAACGTAAAAGGAAATCCAACCGCTCTAAAAAAAGAATTAGAACAAGTAGTAGGAAATCCAACCGCTCTAAAAAAAGTATTAAGAAAAGGAGAAAAAGTATTAAGAAAAGGAGAAAAAGTATTACACCTTTTCTCAGGTCAACGAACTAAGTAATATGTGGACAGGGTACTATAAATAGTATATTTATGATTCTTAATATCGGTCAAATAATCGGCGTTTGAAATGAGAAAAGGTGTAATAAAAAATTGATTCGTTTTTTTTAAAAAATTTAAAGGTATTTATAATTATGTCTGTATCGTCTAATACACATTATATTGATATGGAAAATTTACAACCACCGCAACCACCACCTTCTAGTAAAAATGACTTTACGCCAGGTGAATTTAAATATATTACAAACAGTAATCATAGAGATATGTTGCAAAATGCATACCGTTCTATAACTATAACAGAAACTTGGAATTTTATTAAAAAGGATATCAACAGTTTTGCGTTTTCTAATTCTAGAGAAATTTATAGTATTTCAGATAAAATGAATGAGCTCGGTTACAATGGACATAGTGGCTCTTCATTTGGTTGGACTATGAGGGAAATGCAATTTATTGCACAACACGGGGAAAACAGATATAAACAAATACATGAAAATAATTAACAAGTTAAAATTATAAAAAAATGGGCATTTTACACCGTTGAAGATTTAAAATGTTGTAAAAATCCACTATACATTCAGGAGCATTAAAATATCACCATTTGCGTAATGATGCATTAAAAAACTTACTCATAATTTGTCCCATTTTAAATCTTCAAGGGTGTAAATGAGAAAATGTGTAAAAAAATAAACTTAATAAAAAGAGTATAAATATATCTGTTCAAAATAATAAAATAAAATAATGAACCAAACATTGGAACCAATTTTGCATCAATCTAATTCAAGATTTGTTTTGTTTCCTATAAAACATGCAGACATGTTCAAGATGTACAAGAAAGCAGAAGCCAGTTTTTGGACAGCAGAAGAAGTTGATTTGTCAAAAGATTTGCGTGATTTTACAAAATTGACAGTGAATGAACAGTTTTTCATTTCACATGTTCTTGCATTTTTTGCAGCAAGTGATGGTATAGTGAATGAAAATTTGGCGCAAAACTTTTATACAGAAGTTGCATGTAGTGAAGCTAGATGTTTTTATGGATTTCAAATTGCGATTGAAAATATCCATTCTGAAGTGTATTCGTTATTAATAGATACATTAATTAAACCAGTAGATAAAGAACATTTATTTACTGCAATTGAAACTATACCATGTATTAAAGAAAAGGCTAATTGGGCGCTTACATGGTGTGATCGTAATAAAGCATCATTTGCAGAACGAGTTGTTGCATTTGCAATAGTTGAAGGAATCTTTTTTAGTGGATCATTTTGTGCTATTTTTTGGTTGAAAAAACGCGGTATTATGCCAGGTTTAGCATTTTCAAATGAATTGATTTCACGCGATGAAGGAATGCATTGTGATTTTGCATGTCTTCTTTATTCCAAACTTATTGCCAAATTAAGTAAAGAAAAAGTGGAAGAAATTGTTGATGAAGCAGTACAAATTGAATGCAAATTTATTAAAGATTCATTACCAGTTGAATTAATTGGAATGAATTCTTTATTGATGTGTGATTATATTAAATTTTGCGCTGATCGTTTATTAGTAGCACTTGATTATGAAAAGAAATATTTTGCAGTCAATCCGTTTGATTGGATGGAATCTATTTCTCTTCAAGGTAAAACAAACTTTTTTGAAAAAGGAGTAAGCGAATACGCTATCAATGGTGTAGGAGTTGATTCAACTAAACAATGTATTAAATTTGATGAAGATTTTTAATAGTTATTTTTTATCTAAGAATTTTTGATGTTAAAAGTTCTTCACAATTATTTATGAAAATCATTCATAAATAATAAGCATTTGAAATGATAAAAGGTGTAAAAAAGGAAAACTCTATAAGTAGTATTTTAATCGTCTGATATTTTTAGGACTATTTGTAATACTTTATCATATTCCAGTATGATTTTTATCTTTTGTGTTCGCGACATTTTTGTTATATGATACGTTGCAAGTGGTGCTAATTTTTTTAATTCTCTAATATCATTTATTATAGTATTGAATATCTTGACATCAATATCAATATCTCCGTCTTCACTAGATTCGTCGCATATAAAATCGTTTAATTCATACTTTATATTTTTTTTGTTCATTAATAATAACAATATATTATTTTGTTATTGTAAAAGTAGGATAAAATTGTAGACTTGTAAAAATTAGGATAGTTCTCGCCTGGCCGTTAAGTTCTTTTCATACCATCTTTCCTTTGACGCGTTAGATAAAGTAGTAAAACAATGTGTTTCATATTGTTCTGGGGAATCGTAAAATAGAGAACCTGCGTTTAATCCTAGTTCTCCTGTTGCGAGGCCAAGTTTAAATAAAAAGTCTTCATCGCTTGTCCCTACGCGATAACTATATCTCTGACCAGTTACTGCATTTCTTATATACGACCCTATATCTCCAGAACAATAAACTTCCACATTTACCATCTTTTTTAAAAAATCCCCGCCTACCCTTTTAACTCCAAGTCTCTTAATCTTATGAAATCCCTTATCCATTTGTTTTAGATCAGATAAAGAATCTTTGTAATTGGAATCATTGTTAGCAGGATGGTAATGATCATCTTCGTACATTTATATTGACTTATATATTTATACATTATAATATCTTTATATTTGTTTACAAGTATATATTTTACTCATATGTTCTCAAAGTTTGGAATTGTTACCAACTAAGTGTTTTATTTTTTTCAATAATTCGTTAATTAAACAACTTTTATCCTCAATTATCTTTTCTTTATCCGCAATTATCTTTTCGTAATGTTGCTTCATTTGCTCCATGCTGTTAAAATTAATATTCATAATTTGAGGTTGCATCTTTTTATTATACTCCATAGTTCGTTTGTCTCTACTTTCTTGAATAGATTTAATTTGTTTTAAAATTTCTGGTTTATGGTCGGATGTTCCAGGCGCATAATTATCTAACAATACATGAATATCTTTTGTATACAATTGTCTTAAATCGTTATCTTTAATAAAATCTGTGGGTTTAAATCTTGATGCAGTAAGTCTACATTCTAATGGCGTTTCTAGTAATTTTTTCTTATCAAACGAATTATGAGAATGAGATATTACTAGTATTGTTTTTAAGGTATCCAGCTGAAGTAATGGAATAGTATATTTTTTTAAAAATATAGTTTCTTCCGCTAGTGCATTTCCATCGTTGTATTGTGTATCTATTAATATTTCTTTACGAAATGCAAAGGTGGCTGCCGTAGCATGATATTGTCCATAGGGACCGCATTGGTACAATTTATCCAAATCATGATAATATAGATGCATTTCACTGCTCCCTGCTATATTATATGTTGGATTCTTTATTAACATTTCTACTGCATGGGATACGCGTTCAGGGGGATAATAGTCGTCGTCGTCCATATATACAATTATGTCTCCTTTACATTTAGAATGCATTAAGTTACGTTTTTTACCTAGTAATAAATGTTCTTGGTAACGAATATAATGTACCTGAATCCAATCAATATCCTTAACCAAATCTTCAATACAGTCTGTTCCATCGTCAACAACAATCCATTCCATTTTATTCTTGGGATAGGTTTGATTTTTTATACATTTTATCAATAATGAAATAAATAGACGCCGGTTAAATGTGGGTGTACATATACTAACAAAAGGTAATTCGTAATTGTATTTACTTTGATTATTTGTCATAAATAAGGTATCTATATATTTTTAAATAAAAATAAAATCTAAATAAGTATTTTATTATATTTTTTTCCTTGAACCTCCTTTCATTTTTTTAGACACGAATCCAGGAGTGGATGCAGGATTATCTTTTGGTATATATTGTCCGTACAAATGAAGACCTATAAAGGCAATTACTATCCCTACTAAACATCCAATAAGACCATTAATACCTAAATATTGAATAGAATTTGATATGAGACCAAATGTTAATAAAATCAAAAATAATTGACTTTTGTACAAAAATACATCTTGAAAACATTGCATAAAACCATAGGTCTGTTTCGTAGTTTCTACTTGAGCGGTGATAAACAGTGGAGCAAAAAACGTATACGTACTCGCAATCAATGGCAAAAAACAGTTCATTGGAAAGAACAAAAAAATGGCGTATAAAAATAAACAAAAACTTCTCCATGGTCTCAAATAAGTAAATGGTTCGTTCCAGCGCACAGTTCCATCTTTTACACTACGATCCATAAAAAAATCACTCCAATGTTTTATTTGATAAAAGAAACTAAACCCCATATTGGCAAACAGCATAAAAATGCTGGATAATATTAAAAACATGGGATAAAATAAAAGAATTATACTTTCGGGCAAAAATTCATTAAACATGCCATATACTTTATTTATGTATAAATTGTTTATCGCGATAATATTAAAAAGAACATCGCGTATATACAGCCCAAAGAAACTTGCTTTTTCTGGATCTGTTTTTAATGAATTCACCATACCGATAAATCCCTCATCGTAACTTTTAAGAATAGCAGATTGGTCGAACTTTAATTTGGTAGTAAAGACTTTGGGAGTTTCTCCAAATAACCAACCTAATCCAAAAAACCCGTACTCTTTTATCACATTTATATTGACTAACGATTCGTCTATTTTTGGACTCTTTGCGCTGAATGGAGCATAGTCTATGTTATCAGGCAATAAATGAGCTACCTTACATGTGTACAATCCAATAGATCCGAGTGTACCAAATACAATTAATATATATATTGAATAAGAAAGTAATCCTGTAATAAATCCAGCATAATCTGGAGCGCTACTTTCATCTTCTGTTTCTGTTTTTTTACTATCTATGGCGCTTGTATCAGACGTTGACATTAGTTATATTACATAAATATTTTATTTTACAATTGGTATCTTTTATTTACAATTGGTATCTTTTATTTACAATTGGTATCTTTTATTTACAATTGGTATCTTTTATTTACAATTGGTATCTTTTATAAATCATGTCTCTAAAATATAGTGTTGCGCTATTATATGAAATATACTACCGTCATTATATTTTGTATATTTATATTATTTATTGATTGTGTTAATTATATTTTACCAAATTATACACAATTCAAAGAAGGATTTACCACATCATATTCATTGTATAAAGATACGAACACCCCCTTAACAAGCCATACTGTAAATTTACCGATCAATACTACATATCAATGTCAAAATTTTTGTGGTCCAAATGCACAGTGTTCTATTACAAGAGAACAATGTACTAGCGACGTAGATTGTCAAGGATGTCAGCCTATTTTCAAGAATTTAGAGCAACCAGTTACTAAAGAGGTGCGTGGTCAAAATGATGCTGGAAAATTATCATATCAAACTCCACAATATTCTTCATTGACAACAGATATAGGAACCCAAGCATTATTATATAATAAATTAACTTTGGTACCTAAACCATATTATGGAATTGATAAATGGATGAAATCTGCCGAAATTGGAAGTCGTCTATTTCATGACAAAATGAATTACATGTATTTGCAAGACCCCTCCAAAATAAAAAACGAGCTTCATTATCCTTTAAGAGAAACAACCACTGGTTTGTTTGAAGATAATGGTCCTCTTGCATCTAATGCTTATTTGTAAACACATCTTAAATTGACGCTACAAAATCTATAATTAGAGACGATTAAGTGGCGTAAACCATTCCGCAATTTCCTCCAATAAAGTGTATTTCATTAATTCTTTCTTCAAACAAATAAAGATCAAAATTATAATCATAAATTCTCCACGTGGGTTTATTAATACCCACGATATTGCCCGTTTCAGGATCACAAATAGTAAATGATTGCGCTAGTGGATCTAAGGGAGGTACTATGGTAGTAAACTCTAGTTCTATTTGGTTAAAACGACTCATGTTTATTGCTCCAGATGGCTGTAAGTCGTATTGAGATGTATTAAGACATAAATTATAACAATATAATCCGTCAGGCGCATTCCCGCTTGTACGAGTGTACTTTTCAATATAATTAAATACGCCAGCTGGTTGCAAATTTTCTCGGTAAGATCCATCTAGTAACATACCCATAGTAATAAGAATATTCTTTTCGTTTTCAGGAGAATATGTATCGGTAATCATCCATCCAGTCAATCTGCCGTCCATATTTATACCAGGTCCAATCAGTTCAACTTGCTGTCCTTGTGGATGTGATTGTAAAATTGGATAATATCCTTCAGTTGGAGCAGGAATAATATCTTTTGGTAAATACTTGTACGGCCAATTCGTATAATTAGACCATTCATTGCGTAAATTTGCATCACTGCGTTGAAAATAAAACAAATAGCTAGATACCATGCCTACTGAATCAAGTTCTACTTTGTTTGAACCAGTTACATTATAAAATTTCATTTCATGCACTTGTTTAATGAGATATTTTTGCTCATTGAGTGCAAAAACACGTTCTTCTTCGTTAGACAAAAAACAATAAGTACAGTTGAGATGAATGTCAGCATTCCACAGGGTTCTTATATCGGTATACGAATCTATACCTAACGTAACATCGGGAGGCGGTTGAAGAAATCTATAAAATTGCATATAGAACAAATTAAAATTAGGAGAAACATAGGGATAATCATTGACGGTGTCTAATACGTCGCGTATTTGAAACAGCTGGTTGATTGGGCGAAACGTGATATTAATATGAAGCTCGTTATACTGTAACGAAGTAAGCGGAAATGCCATTTGTGATTTTAACCCAAACCAATTGTTTAAAGGAATATACAAAATACGACCGCGAATAGACGGTTCACATCCCGCCGGCGAAGCTGAATAAAACGCATTTGGATACGAATTAACGCGAGAACCGTAATTTCCAGGATCATTGATATCTGGAATATTCCCGGTCATTTGGTTAAATAAGTCCTTTTTGTCTGCACTGAAATCTCTTTGAACTGACGCAAGTAGATAATCCCCCGAGTATTCTTGTAATGTGTAATTTCCACAAGTGATACTTATTTTAGATATCATTTTTGCTCCCAAATTGTCAATCCAGCGAAATTCATAGGGAGCCCATCGTCCAAGACATGCATCTAAATTCGTTTCGATAGGAGGAAAAATAGGACTCCAAATATTAGGAAGAGCTACAGAGACATACGTATCCATGAGTAGATCGGCGTAACGAGGTACCTTAAACGTAAAGACAGATTCCTCTGTCAAACGAAGCGTTTTAGACCCTTCAAAATCAACGCGGAATTTTTGCAATCCAAAATTGGTATATTGGGCAAAAGTGCTTTTAAAAAACGTCTTGGAAGGGTTTCCATTCAAAATAATATTTTGTTGTCCTTGGCTAACTAAATTCATAAGACCTCCGGCCATTTTAATTTAATGTATACAGATATATTTAAATAAGTATTTGATATCTTTTTAGAACAAAATAATGAAAGTAAATATGGTAATTTTTTAAATCAGTATAATATAAGCTATGAAAGATCAAATTAATGAAATGTCTAAACAATTCATGAATACAGTTTCAAATTTAAAAGATCCTGCAATTATGACGATTTTGATTGTCATTATTTTCATAATTGTTCTCATTTCATTGCTTTATTATTTTTATATGCGGAACCTCCCTAGCAAAGAATGTCAATCCATGGACGCATTGTATAGCGAACTCAATGGAAAGATCCGATCTATTAGCAGTTCCGATCCAAATTGCGGATATTTGTTCCGCGATTATTACATTAAGAGTGCTTATAATTGTTGTAGCGCCGGATCATATAAAAATGATTTTGTTGATTTGTGTATGCTAAAGGATCTTTTGAAACAAGGTGTGCGCGGATTGGATTTTGAAATTTTTTCCATCAACGATAAACCTGTTGTAGCGACATCTACGACAGATAATTACCACATAAAAGAAACGTATAACTACATTGATTTTGCTGACGTGATGAGTGTTTTGCGCGATTATGCCTTTGTTACTGCTACATCTCCAAATCCACGCGATCCCATTATTATTCACTTACGCATCAAAAGTACAAATCAAGCCATGTATCAAAATTTTGCAAAATTGTTAGAGAATTATAATCATTTATTACTAGGAAAAGATTACAGTTATGAGAATCAAGGTAGGAATCTAGGCGAAGTCAAGTTGTTGGACATAGCTGGAAAAATTACGATTATTGTAGATCGGTCTAACATATCTTTCTTGGAATGCCAAGAATTCTATGAGTACGTAAACATGACAAGCAATTCTCTTTTTATGAGAGCATTGCATTATTATGATATTGCGTATAGCCCCGACATGAATGAACTCATAGAATTTAACAGACGTTGCATGACTATTGGAATGCCCGATAAAGGCGCAAATCCCGAAAATCCAAGCGGAATAGTATTAAGAGAAACAGGAACGCAAATGTTAGCAATGAGATACCAGCTATTTGATACAAATTTAGAAGAAAGCGATATGAAGTTTGATCTGGAAGGATATGCATTTATTTTGAAGCCAGAATCTTTACGATATGTACCCGTAGTTATAGATGCTCCTCCTCCGCAAAAACCAGCCCTTTCATATGCAACTCAAGTAGTTTCTAGCGACTTTTACAAATTTGATGTATAAAGATAACATAAATAATTATATTTTTATAATATATGAAAGATAAAAATATATGCGATAAATCCATGAGTTTTGCAGAATGTGAATTAGCCATTTTACGCATACAAGTGGATCAAGCGCAAGAAAAGATCAATAAACGTGTTGTGAATACTCCTGAAATTAAAAAGATGATTACTATTGTAGAAGGGTTTATTAAAACCAAACAATTGGTTTGTTATGGAGGTATTTCTATTAATGCGCTTTTACCAGAAGAAGATAAAATATACAATTTTGATTTAGAATTACCAGATTATGATTTTTTTAGCCCAAACGCCCTAGACGATGCCAAAGAACTGACTGATTTATTTTACAAAACGGGGTACACCGACGTAGAGGCTAAATCAGGTCAACATCACGGAACGTTTAAAGTATATGTAAATTTTATCGGTGTTGCGGATATAACATATATCCCGAAAGAATTATTCAATACAATCAAGTCAAATGCAGTCAACGTAAATGGGATTTTGTATACTGATCCAAATTTTTTACGAATGGGTATGTATTTGGAGCTCAGTCGGCCTAGCGGAGACACTGATCGTTGGGAAAAAGTGCTGAAACGGTTGATATTAATTAACAAATATTATCCACTGAAAGACGAGGGTTGCGATAAAGTTGACTTTCAAAGAGATATGGAAACCAAAGAAAAAAACGATGAAATATATGATACCGTAAGAAATACTTTAGTGGAAGAAGGCGTCGTGTTTTTTGGAGGGTATGCGATTTCTCAATATAGTCAATATATGCCCAAACCTTTGCGTAAAAAAGTAGAACATATTCCTGATTTTGATGTTTTAGCTCATGATCCTAAAGCTAGTGCGGGAATTGTAAAAAAAAAATTAAAAGAGATTGGGGTAGATAACGCGAACATTTATAAACATGATGCTATTGGGGATATTATTCCGGTGCATTATGAAATACGAATCGGAGATGATACTATTGCGTTTTTATATAAGCCAGTCGCGTGTCATAGTTACAATGTACTTATGATGAACGATAAAAAAGTACGAATTGCAACAATTGATACCATGTTAAGTTTTTATTTGGCATTTATGTATGCGAATCGCGGATATTATGACAAAACGCGAATTCTATGCATGTCTAAATTCTTGTTTGATGTTCAACAAAAAAATAGACTAGAACAAAAGGGTTTGTTGAAACGGTTCAGTATTTTATGTTACGGACATCAGGACAGTCGGGAAGAAATGCGATCAGAAAAAACTAATAAATTCAAGGAACTCAAAGATAAAAAAGGAACCAAGGAATATGAAGAATGGTTCTTGAATTATATTCCTAAAGCCGAGCCCCAGGTTCAATTAAAGAAGGCTACACAAAGTAAAGGTAAAAAAAAAACAATTAAAATTAAAAGCACAAAAGCTAAAACGCTAAAAATTAACAAAACCAGACATAACAAATCTAAACATGTAAAAGTAAAGAACTGAACGTAATATTAAACATAATGCTAAATGCAATGCTAAATGCAATAATTACTCAATAAATAAATGTAAACATGTTGCATTATTTTGTAAATGTGAATGCCTTTTTTGTCTATGGATTTCTGCAAGATTTCATTGAGTACGTATAATTTATGCAAAAATAGCACAATTATATCAATGATTTTTACAAAGAAAAAATGTTTAATACAATCTACGATGTTCCATTGATCTGTAAAACTACATATATTCGTTTTCGCATTATGCATAAAAAATAGATGCGTTTCTAGCATTCCTTCCATCATGCGATGGATGTTAGATGTTTCGTTTTTAATGGATAACATGCCAGGTATTTTATCTAGATTGTGAATATTTAAATACAGTATACGAGATGATTCAGACGAGTCGTCTGCCTGAAATACAAACGGGTATAATCCATCTATATATTTATTTTTATAGTAAATTTGAGTATCAATAACGTAAGGGAACGAACAAGATCGTCGTATTATTTCAAAAAGATGATCTACGCTTTTGTATGTTTTTTTAACGACTCTTTTCCCAGTTTGTATATTATAATATGAAATGTATATTCTGTTATTAATTTTTTCTATGATATTGGACGGCAAATGTTGTTTTAAGAGAGAAAAAACATCGTCAAAAATGTTGACATTGTAATTATATTTAAAATGGGAATATGCTAGTTTATATATGTTAAAAATGAGTTTTTCATCGTCTATGAAATACAAAAGCGCAGTAATAGCGCCAATACTGCACCCTGATAGTTTTTTAATTGTAATAATTTGCTGTTGTTCTAGACCTTTTAGGTATATTAGAGATCCAGCTAAATAGCTTCCATTAAATAGTCCGCCTTCAAACACAACATCCAATTGCAAATGTTTTTCTTTTATTTCTTTAGGTATTTTTTTAATTAATTGATGGACATAAATATTCATATTATATTTGATGTATAACAAATATGATAGTTTATAACGAATATGATAGTTTATAACAAATATGATAGTTTATAACAAATAAATGATATGAGTTTGAATTATTTACCTTTTTGTTTCAAATATTCCAGGCACCATAAATAAGTTTCGTGGATTTGCCTATTCAATTCAGGGTCATCGGTTAATGTTTTTTCTACAAAAACACCATGACCGACTCCTTTTTCAAAATAATCTGAGGAAATATGATTTCCATAACGCGCGTCATCAATCTCATCTCCAAACGCCTCGGTAAATTTTCGTTTACCCAGACTAGATTCCATTCGGGAAGGTTTGGATTTTGTGCTCATTTATTACGTGGATTCGTGCCAAATTTAAATATTTGATTACTTAATAAATATATAAATTTAATTCAATTTTATTTACGCAATTTTATTTACGCAATTTATTTACGCAATTTATTTACGCAATTTACTTTCTTACGAGTGTCTATTTTCTAGTAAGCGGTTGACAACTTGGTCTGAGTTCATATTTTCGCTTAAATAAATATTTACAATTTCTGCAGGAGAATAAAACTTTTCTTTTATGTTAGAAAGCGATTTCGCATCAATTTGTTTCTTGAAAAAATTATAGTATATTTCTTGAATTGTATTTCGGTCTGCATTAGATAGCTCCATTGTAATGTCTATTCTCCCCGGTCGTATTAATGCTGGATCTAATTTATCATAATGATTACTTGTAATAATTAAAATACGACCCGGAGTTTCACGAATGCCATCCCAGAGATTTAATATATCGTCCAATGTGAGAGGTTCGTCTAATGTCATTGGATTCACTTTAATTATTTCCGATTCAGACATTTTTTCAATAAACTTTTCAATAGGAGCTTGATTTTTATTATTTATCTTTTTTTCATTATCTCGCTTTAATACAATATCTCCAATACAGTCAAT